ATTGAAAATAGTGATGATTATGACTCAGGAGCTATATCGCTAATGGCAAGGAATACTCATCAGTTTTTAAATGGTAGTTATTCAAAAACTACTGCTAGACGTATTGCCGAAACGTTTCATAATAGAATTATTAACAGTGAAATAGAAATGATATCTGCTACAATGGAAATTTGGGGAGATCCGTTTTATCTACCTACAGATCAAGGAAATTATAAGTCAGGATTTTTATCACCAAATGTGTCTAAGGATGGCACTGTTGAATATTTAAATAACGAAGTAATATGTATTATCAATTTTAAAACACCGATTGATTATCCTAAAGAAATGGGAAATTTTGTAATGAATATGCCTGAGCTTGTAAAACCTTTTAGTGGACTATTTCAAGTACTCGGAGTGTCAAATAGTTTTAGCGGCGGCGAATTTAAACAAAATTTAAAATTAATTAGACGAGCTAATCAAACCACTGAAGGCGAAGGATCATCGGGTCATTATTATGGTAATCTTTACCAAGAAGATCGAACTAATGGTAATGACGCATCTGATAATATCGGTGCAAGGGCTATTACTAATACTAATACTAATACTAATAATTTAAATTTAGCCGCTGCAAGCACATCTGCAGAACTAGCTATAAATCAAAATGCATACATTAGTGCAAGCGGAGTTGATCAAGACGGATTTGGCTTTACTGAAATATCTCGTCCACCACCAGCAGGAACTGGGCAAGATAACAATCCAAATCAAAATTATCAGTATAGTGCTGCTTACTTAAAAAGAAAAGAAAGACAAGCGCAGAGACAAGCAAAAAAATCACTGAATAGTGCATTCGGTGGACGAAATCCATCTGAGGGATCAACTACAACTGTTGGAAATAAACATACGCCAACTAACAATGTCAGATCTGTGTCACCTATAAATGCAAGCGCCGCGGTTAACAATTTAGGAGATCAAGCATTTCTTGCTAACAAGACGCCAGAATACGGTGAAAAATTTCTTGATACTGTCGAAGAATTTAGACCTAATGTTAGAGACAAGTGGTCAATAGGCAAAAATGCAAGTGGTAAAACTATATGGATAAGGGCAGATGAGCCATGAGTAAAAAAACTGCAATAATATCTATTGGCAACAATGATGAAAATTTGCCTGCTGCGACTACAGGCGAAAATCTCACTGGAATTATCAAAGATTTAAAATTAAAAGGATACGAAACTATAGTTGTTGTTCCGCCTAATGATGATCCTGAAAATGGGCTACCGTCTTACAAGAGTGCAATCGAAAGTGCAGCTAGTGCAGAAGGAGCAACAGTTTTACCTCTTGTTTCTGCTACTGATTTTATGGAAGCAGGAGCCTCTCTTAAGCTTACAACAGAAAAGGCACTAGAAATAAAGAACCAGTATCCTGAAGCAACTATTATAGGTGATTTTAACGCAAGAAAAATAAACTTAAACAGTAGCACAAGTGTAATTTCTAGTCAATCTACTAGTGGAGAAACATATAATAATAGAGACAAAATTTCAGACATATCTGAAGGTGCAGACGAAGACGGCAAAGAGTACATTACTATTACTGAGCAAGATAAAAAGTTACTTGATCTAATTGCAAAATACGAATCAGGTGTTCTAGGTTATAATGCACATTGGATGGGGGAAACTGATAATCGACTATGCAGTATGACCTTAACTGATGTGGAAGAAAAACAAAATAAATTAGTCGATAGAGAAGGTCGACCAGGCAAATCGTCAGCAGTTGGCAGATATCAATTTATTCGAGTAACACTAGATTACTGTATTAAGAAAGCAGGATTAAACGATAAAAAGGATATTATTAGATTTACTCCTGAAGTGCAAGATGCTCTTATAATTATAAGACTAGAAGGATTTCGAAAACTAAAAAAATGGAAAGCCGGAAAATTGTCAGACGAAGATTTCCAACTACAACTAGCCATGGAGTTTGCAAGTGTACCAGTGCCGTTTGATGTATCAAAAGGATCAATAGGACAGTATAAAGGAGTTCCTATCCCAAAAACTAATCTTTCTCAAGGACAGGGGTTCTACGACGGTGACGGAATAAATGGTGTAGGACATAAAGGCTCCAATTTTACACAAGCTCTTACAGATATTAGAACCGGGGGCGCAGGAAAAATTACCAAGTCGGTTATAAACGCAGATGGAACAAGCGTTGCTGATCCCGTAACTGGCGCTAGTCTAAAAAGTACTACAGATTCTGCTACTGGTAATAGTAATCTTATGACAGGCGGACGTAGCACAAATGCTCACCCAAATAAACCGCTGGAGTTACAACCTATTAATAGTACTGTTTACGAATATAAACCACTGGAACCTCACTACAATCGCTACGATTTTAGATTAGGAAAAATGGTTAGAGATCTTAGAGTAAACAACGGAACAATTGATTCAAATCATATGTCAAAAACTGATTCGATAGGTAAAGCAGATAAAGTTGAAGACAACTTTACTAGTATATACAAAGGATATCCTAGCTTTGAAGAAAGAGGTCGAGGCATAATAGACTCCGCAACTCAACTCCCTGCAGTAACAACAGCAGAGCAAGCAATAAGCTCAGCAAATAGTATAAATTCAGAATTAGAAAAAATAGGAATTACGGATAGTAATGTAAAATCTAATATTATAGCAATGGCAGAACAGCAAAGTGCATTGAATCCTAACGCAACTAAAAGTGTTGCAGGTTTCTCAAATGAACAAATAAGATATGAATATGGCCCATTAGCAGAAAGTATTCCTGATTCAACTTTAGATGCTATAAAAGGAGATCCTAATTTATTCTATGATGAAATTTATGCAGATGCAGGCGGCTCTGCATTTAAACCCAGAGGATTTATTGGTTTAGCTGGAGAAGATAATTATACAAAAATGTCAGACAAAATTGGTGTAGATTTAGTATCAAACCCTGATCTTGTATATGATCCTACAATAGGCTCTAAAATTGCAGCTAGTTATTATGAAGAAGCATCTGGTGTATATGATCTTACTAGTATGAGAAACACTTATGTTGCAACAAAGGGAATTGATCCAAATAGTCCCAAGGAAATAGAGAATATTAATAATTTAAAAAAACGGTCTGATCAATTTAAAGACGAATTTTATTTACCTGACAGGCAGAATACTATTAAGACAAATTTGTCTAATCCAGTTTCTTATTATAGCGAAGCATTCGAGAGCAGACCAGCTGGTACTATAGGGTTGTCTGACAAACCTTTGCCTACAACAAAAACCGTTAGTAGCTCCCCTACTTCAAATACAATATGGAAAAGTAATACAGAATCTAAGAAACAGTCATCAGGTTATTTGCCTCCAGCAAACGACGACGAATTTCTTGAAGCTTTGGCATCTTACGAAACAATAGAAAGTGATGGACAAATTATTGATGCATCAACAGGATCAGTCATAGGCGAAGCACCTAAGGACAATGATATATCATACTCGTCTACAGGAGAAGTTATAGTTACTAAACCAGGATATGAATTTATGTATAACGGTTCGGGTGCAATGGAAAATTCTCTTGAAAAGGTAAAAAGAAACACATACAGTAACAAAGCCGAAGCTAAAAAGCGTCTAGCAGAACTTCAATTAGATCCATCAGATTATGAAGAATTACAATCTGATATTTCTACTGCCTCAGATGGCAGAGCACAAGTAAATGCTCCAGGCCGTACAATAACTGGATTTTATGTACCAGCGGATTTTCCTTATGTAGAAAATAATCTAAATGAAGGAGATTTGTTTACAGGTTATCTTGCTGAATATGATGAAGCAACTGATTCAGATGTATATATAGATTATGAAATACTGAGAGCAGACGGAACAACAGAATTAATTACATTTTAAATAATGACAAATATAGGTAGTAAGAATGTCACTGAGTTATCAAAGAACTAGACTTTTAAAAAATGCAAATTTACGAGGCCCTGGCCCGTTTGAAGCAATAATTATAAACCATCTGGATCCTCATTACCAAGGGTCGTTAGAGGTTGAAATTTTACGACACAACGCAGCTAGTAATACACCGCAACGTAGTGGACAACTAGTAAAGGTAAAATACCTATCTCCGTTTTATGGAGTAACCCCGGTAAATGATTTAAAGGCTAAAGACGGTTTTGAAAATTCTCAACAAAGTTATGGCATGTGGGCAGTTCCGCCAGATTATGGAACTAGAGTATTGGTTATATTCGCAGAAGGAAATTCTAGTAATGGTTATTGGATCGGATGTATACCTGATCACAACATGAATTTTGCAGTACCGGACGGACGTCCTAGCACAAAAAATACTACAGAAAAAACGCCAAAAGAATTAAAAGGTAAAAAACTACCTGTAGGCGAATATAACAAAGCGTTTGAAACAGGTGAAAAGACAAATCCGTCACAGTTTGCTAGACCATATAATAAAGATTTTACAAGTGTTTTACAGATTCAGGGATTACTTGAAGACGAAGCAAGAGGAACAACTACAACAAGCGCAGTGAGAGAAGTACCGAGTATGGTATTTGGACTTTCTACTCCAGGACCAATGGATAAGCGCCAGGGTAGTCCTAAAGCTCATTATGGCGAAACCGACGGCGGCGTTGAAGTACCGTTTAATAGACTCGGTGGTAGTAGTTTTGTAATGGATGACGGAGACGATAAGTTAATAAGAGCAACACATGCCGAGGATGGACCACCTATATATGTTAATAGACAGCGACTAGAAGAAGGTGGTGACGAAACTATTCCTCATAATGAATTACTGCGTTTTAGAACTAGAACTGGACATCAGATTTTATTACATAATTCAGAAGATTTAATCTATATTGCTAATTCAAGAGGTACAGCTTGGATCGAATTATCGTCTGATGGTAAAATAGACATACATGCTCAAGACAGTATTTCAGTAATGACAGATACCGACTTAAATTTTACTGCTGAACGTGATATTAATATGGAAGCAGGTAGAAATGTAAATGTTAAAGCGTCTGCACGTTGGAGCGATTATAAGGCAAGTGAAGCTGGTATTGAAAGTGGCCGAGTGCAAATTGAAAGTTTATTTGATACAAATATTCTTGCAGAGCGAGATTACAATATTGCTGTAAAAGGTAATAACAATACTTCTGCAGGCGGCGCTAATAATTTCTCACAAAATGAAATATTAAGTATTAAGGCAAAACACATTTATTTAGAGTCTGAAGGCGACATACATTTAAAGTCAGCGCATAGTTTTTATAGAACATCCGGGTCTAATATGTATGATTTTGTAGAAGGAATTTATCACTTAGACGGTGAATTTGCAAACTTTAATATTGGCGAGGATATAAACACCAAAGTCGGTAACACTATAAACACAACAGCTGGACAAAATATATTAAACAAAACTATAGTCGGCGATATACAAAATGTTGCACAAAAGGATATTGTTAATGAAACATTAACTGCTGACACTTCTAAGATTAGCAATCTGTCAGCAGGAACAATTCATCATAAAAGTACCGGCGAACTAGATATAGAATCTAGTCTAGTTAATATAAAAGCAACTGATAGTTATATTGATGGAAATTTACAAGTTAAATCAACAGCAGATATTTCAGCCCTAACAGCAGGCAGTGTTAACGGAACAAGTGCTGGCGGTGTATGGTCTGATACTGGAAGCGGTGATGATCAAAAATTAAATTCGCATAGTTTTAGTTTTTCAGGATCAGCACCAACATCAATACCTGCGGCATTAGCAAAAAATACGAAGTTACCACTACCTAATAAAACTGCATCAGGTGCGTTAGTAAGTGCAAGTCCTGGATTATCATCTGGAGGAGATAATGGTGGTAAGGCTAATGGAGATAGCGGAGGATATGGTAACGTTATGCCTTTAAGTACTCACACACTTCCATATGTATTTCCAGGTAATCCTACGCCGACTCCGTACCAAACTATTGTGCCAAGAGCACCGCAACATGAGCCTTGGCCACATCATGAGAATTTAAACCCTGTAGAATTTAAAAGAGACAAGACAGATAGAGAATCGATTGGTACACTTACAAGTACTGATGTGTTTATTGCTCCTGATGCGTTTGATAAAGGTAAATCAGCTGCTAGTTCTATTAGAGTATTAGGCACAGGCGGTAATATTACTAGTAGTACTATATCTAACAGTGGCGAAAACGACGAAGCTGATACTATGCCAATTAATCGAACACCTAGTTCACAAACTCCACCTGCAACTGACCCTGATTACCGTCCATACTCCGGAACTGGACAATCATACGGCAGAGTAAAATACGGTGAAGAAGGAGTAGACAGAGATCCGTTATACTATACTAATAAAGGTAATAAGGCTCGTAGGCTTAGATGCGAACAACGACTTGAAGATTTGTTAATTAAAGTTGCATTAGAATTAGATGTAAAAGTAGAAATCTTTAGCGGCGGACAAATGCCAAAAGACCAGTGTCTATCAGAAGGCGGCTGGGAAAAAACGATTGATGGTCAAAAAGGTTGGGTACATCCATCCGAACCTGAGATGTTAGTAGGCACAGGATCGCCTAGACATAATTTTGGATCTGCTGCTGATATTAGAATTTATGAAAACTCAGTAAGTCCAGAAAATCAAATATTATGGAATACTGCATTAGGTGCAGAATTTGGAAGACTGTTTATTAAATATGGCGGAAGTAGTGCAGTAGGCGGCTACAAAAAGAATGGCAGACCTTATATGACTTGGCCTAGTAATATACACGTAGATATTGTCGGAACTGACAGAGCCGGCACCCTTTCTTGGTTTAATCAAACAGCAACGTGGGCTTCTAAAATATCTAGTGGTAGAGCTCAACAAACTACCCGTATTCGGTCGGCATTTGCATAAGGTAAATACAGTATGAGTTCATTAGAAAAAAATCTATACAAAAGGGTTACTGTACAAGGTAAACCAACGCCATCATCAGTTGGAAGATCTTATAGAGGATTCTCTAGTATTAACGAAAATACTGAAGGATTTGCATTATATGATTTTGAGCTTATTAAGCAAGATATTATTAATCATTTTCATATACAACGTGGCGAAAAACTAAGTGATCCGTATTTTGGATGTGTGATTTGGGATCTGTTATGGGAACCATTTACAGATGATGTGCGAGATGCTATATTAGAAAATGTTACAAATATTGTAAACTATGATCCGAGAGTTCAAGTTGAGAATGTATTTGTTGATACTTATGAATCAGGCATTGAAGTAAGTTGTTTATTATCTTATCTGCCTTACAATATTTCAGAGCAATTATTGTTTCGTTTTGATCAACAAAGCACTAAAGATTAATAACAGATACTATTATTTCCTTGCATAAATATAAACATTATTGAAGGAAATTTTTATGTCATCAACTGATAGGCAATCGCGATTATTAGCAACAGAAGATTGGAAACGAGTTTATCAATCTTTCCGCAATGCAGACTTCCAAAGTTACGACTTTGACAACTTACGTAGAACAATGATTAATTACCTACGTCAAAATTACCCAGAAGACTTTAATGATTATATTGAAAGTTCAGAATATCTTGCGCTAATCGATTTAATTGCATTTTTAGGACAAAATTTATCCTTCAGAATTGACTTAAATGCTAGAGAAAACTTTTTAGAAACAGCAGAGCGCCGAGAAAGTGTGCTAAGATTAGCTCGATTAATTTCGTATAATCCTACAAGGAACAAAGCAGCTAATGGATTGTTAAAGTTTGATAGTGTATCAACTACTGAAGGTATTATTGATACTAATGGTAATAATTTAGCTAATAAAACTGTAGTATGGAATGACAGATCAAATCCTAACTATTTTGAACAATTTAATAAAATTTTAAATTCTGCACTACCGGGTGAAAACTCTATAGGAAATCCATCTAACATTGCAAATTTACAAAATATTACTACTGAGCAATATACATTTAATGCGTTAAATGCAGATGTTCCAATATATAATTTTGAAGCTGTAGTAGAAGGAATAGCTACTAAATTTGAAGTTACAAGTACAATTATAAGTGAAGATTCAATAATTGAAGAACCGCCATTACCTGGAGTTAGTCCATCTTTTGTGTACCGAAATGACGGGCAGGGCGCTGGAAGCTCAAATACAGGATTTTTTATGCACTTTAGACAGGGTACAATGGATAGTGCTGTGTTTGATATTACTAACCCAATCCCAAACCAAACTGTTGCTATTGATAATTCAAATATTAACAATTCTGATTTATGGCTATACGGTATTGACACTAACGGCTTTGAACTTGATTTATGGACTAAGCTTGATTCAGTTGAAGGTAACAATATAATTTATAACAGTTTATTTGCTAATAACAAAAATGTTTATGCAGTTACTACACGAGTAAGTGATAGAGTAAATCTTGTGTTTAGTGATGGTGTATTTGGAAATTTACCTGCAGGTAAATTTCGTTTATATTATAGAACTAGTGATAATAGGAATATGGTAATTAACCCTAAATCTATTAACAATGTAACAATCGAAATTCCATATGTAAGTAAAATTAATAGACAAGAAACATTAACAATTACATTAGGACTAAAAAACTCTGTAACAAATGCAAGACCGTCAGAAACAGATGCAGATATAAAACAAAATGCCCCGGCAACTTATTATACACAAAATAGACTAATAACTGCTGAAGACTATAATATTGGTCCTTTGGGAATTGATCAGGATATTATTAAAACACGAACTGTAAACAGAATATCAAGTGGAGTAAGTAGATATTTAGATTTACGAGATCCAAGCGGTAAGTATTCAGCAACAAACTTATACGGTAATGACGGAGTATTATATAAAGAAGAATTTACAGATAGTTTTAATTTCTCGTTTGTAACACAATCTGACATTGAAGGCATATTATATAGTGATATTGAACCTAGGATTAAATCTTCAAGTGTAAGAAATTTTTATATTGCAAACTTCTTTAAACAAAGTACAATCGATTTACAAGCATATTGGAAACAAGTTACATCAACTACAAATGCATCTACTGGTTATTTTGAAAAGACTCTTGATAGCGGCGAAATATTTTCTACACCTAGCGGAAACAACATTGACAATGATAACATTTACCCGGTAGGAACTTATACAGTAAATGCACTTACAAATTTACAAGCAGGAGCATTATGTAAATTTGAAGCACCTACAGGGTATCACTTTATGGGCGATACAATAATGGCAGGTGCAGCTGATCACCCAGGTTCTTCTACATATAAATGGGTTTCGGTACAATCAGTCGATGCAGACGGAACGCTAAACACAATAACAGGCCAAGGACCTATTACATTTAATGACGTAATTCCTAATGGTTCTTTACTAGTAGAAATACTGCCAAAATATGCGTTAGCATTACCTGCAGATTTAAAAACTCAAATAATAGATAGAGCATTTTCTTACAAAGATTTTGGCATACGATATGATCAAAATAGTGCTCAATGGAAACTTATAAAATCAGAAGATATTAATACAACTTCTAAATTTGG